TAAGAGACAGGAATATACTGTGAACTTTAAGGAAAACTGGCTATCCCTTACTGTGTTATCTTTATTGTTGATTAATTATTAATTAAGAAGTTTAATAGTTCTAACCCTGTGCTACGCCCTCCCAAACCGAATTAACTCCATATCGCAGCAGTTATACATATGTAGAATAATAGGCTTTTACCCTAGTTACCACCGGCAAGCAAGTCGGCTTAATTAAAAGTCTTATCTAGTAAATTGTTCCTAAGTGCTTGAAATCTACTATGTTTGTTTACTAACTATACCACATAAAAAAATTATACAAGTATTTACTTGTATTAAATTCAGATAGTGTATAATTAATTTTAGAAATTGAACATCTTATCCATTCTTGGATACATATTGTTCCCCTTTCTATTGTGTTGAGATAAAAGCCGGACAGCAATGGCCGGCTTTATCTTTTATGTTATAGTTGGGATATGACAATTTATGTTAAAGATTGCGATGAATGTTTACAACCAATGTGGGAGGATTTAATCAATGAAGATGGTCTATGCGAAAATTGTCAAGAAAATATCAATAGCCAATAACTTACTGTTCTACTTCTATAATTATATTTTTAAGAACGACAAGGTAGCTAAAGGTAGAAGAAAGTTTTATTGTGCTGGGTGCGGGCAAAGTCACATCTATCCTCTTACTAGCAAGGATTACTTTATGTGTAATTCGTGTTGGAAAACTCTATAAAAAAATTTTTTTTACGCCTCGTTAAAACGAGGCTACCCTATAATAAATCTGCCTAGAAAAAGTTTCTAGGTACTGTATGAGGATACAGTTGAAATAAAGAAAATAGCGTTTCTCTTTACAGATATGACAGCTCTGTTGTTGAGTTTAGTGAGATTGATTATTTCTTTTTTCTTTCACAGAGAAGGTGTGAGGACTTTTAACTAAAGACACAACTGCCTTCTCGCAACAAAGTTGGACACTTTGTAAGGTCACTAAACCTCCTTCGGGAGGTTTTGTGCTATTATGAATTAAAAGGAGGATGTATGCCTAAAGGAATTGGATATCCAACCGGTATGAAAAAAGCTACTAAGAAAAAAGCAGCTAAAAAGAAAAAGAAAAAATAATGCCGGAATATCAAGGAAAAAGTGTCACATTAAATAAACCTTCACGAATAGGTAAAGGTGAACCAGGAGATGGTCGTAAAAAATTTAAAGTGTATGTTAAAGATGGTGACAAGGTTAAGAAGGTTATGTTCGGTGACCCAAATATGGAAATTCGTAAAGATAACCCGGAAGCAAGAAAATCGTTTCGTGCTAGACATAAATGCGATACAGCTAAAGACAAGACTACGCCTAGATACTGGTCTTGTAAGATGTGGTAATTATGGGAGGTAGAAACGCTAAAGCACCTTGGGATAAACCTAATCCAAAAAATAAATCTAGTAAGCTAACTTCTTCACAAAAGAGTAAAGCTAAAGCTAGAGCTAAAAAAGCTGGAAGGCCTTATCCTAACTGGGTTGATAACACTTGGGCATCAAGACAGTAAATTGGATATTAACTGCCCCCGTTGTGGGCTACCAATGAATATAACCAGGGATGAAGGGCTTAAAGTAGTTTGTTTAAACAAGCAGTGTGGGAATTATAGAAAATGAGTAAAGTAAAAGTTTGTTTCGCACAGGGATGTCATACAGTATTAAAACCCCCTAAAAGAAAATTTTGTAGTGATAAATGTTCCAGGAGTTATTTTAATAAAAAATTCTATGCAGAAAAACAAGGTGCAGTCTATGAACCGGAACACGATGGTAAACCAGTAGCTACACCGGATACACAAAAGCGTAGAGGTGAAGTCTATGAAAAACTAATAGAAAAAGATTTAGGACCATTAATTCTTAAAAAAGAAATAACAAAACAAGATGCTGCTGAAATACTACAGTGTTCTAAAGCAGCAGTTAGTTATGCATATGCGGCCTGGGTAGAAGATATGGAAACCAAAGAGAAGGCCGAGAACTGGACACTACCAGCTAAAGCAGAAAAATCATTAGCTGATTTTAAAATATTTAGAGATAGATACTTTGAAACTGAACAAGGCATACCTTATGAAACTCCGGAGTTCCACATTAGATGGATACAGTCTATCTTAGAAGCAATAGAACACGGCAACCAGCAGATGATATTATCTCCACCACGACACGGAAAAACAGATTTGTTAATACATTTTGCAGTATGGTTAATAATTAAAAATCCTAATGTTCGTATCTTATGGGTAGGTGGTAACGAAGAAATTGCTAAAAACGCAGTAAGTTCAGTTATTGACCAGTTAGAGAATAACGAAAAACTTATAGAGGATTTATGCCCACCAGGAAAAAGTTTTAAACCTAACAGCCGTGCAGGTAAAGCCTGGTCACAAAACGGATTTACAGTTGGAACGAGAACAGTAACCGGTATAAAATCACCTACTATGGTAGGTATTGGTAGAGGTGGTAAAATCTTATCTCGTGACTGTGACATCATTATTGCTGATGACTTAGAGGACCATTCATCTACTATGCAACCTTCATCAAGAGAGAACACTAGAACCTGGTGGACTACAACATTGTCATCTCGTAAAGAGGAACATACAGCTTTAGTAGTAATTGGTTCTAGGCAACATTATGATGACTTGTATTCTCACTTGTTAGATAACGAGAGTTGGAAAACAATAGTAGAAGAAGCACACGATACTGGATGCACACTCCCCGACTGGGATGATGAACACCACCAGGAATGTATGTTATGGCCTGGTAAAAGAACTTTTAAATGGTTAATGGACCGAAAGAAGGGTGCAGAAACTACAGGTGGTAGAGCAATATACGAAATGGTATATCTTAATGTAGCAATGCCGGATGGTATGGCTTTATTTGATAGCGTAGAGATAGATGCGTGTAGGGACCAAAACAGAACTATTGGACACATACCACACAATGTAAGATTAATTGCAGGACTTGACCCCGCATCAACTGGATACCAGGCTGCATTCTTATGGGGATATGACCAATCAACAAATAAACTTTTTATGATAGATATGGAAAACTCTTTAGGTGGAGGTATTCCACAAGCACTAAATATTATTAAACAGTGGTATCAAAAATATAGTTTGTCACATTGGGTAATTGAAGAGAACGGATTTCAGCGTGCAATTAGACAAGACCAATCTATAAAAGATTTTGCAGGTAGGCACGGAATATTCTTAGAAGGAACACAAACCTACTCTAATAAACACGACCCAATTTATGGTGTTACTGCAATGCGACCATTGTTTGAACAGCAATTAATTTCTCTACCATATAATGGATTTGAAGCACAAGAGAAGGTAAACTTATATAAAAGTCAGTTGGTGTATTTCTCTTCTGCACAGAATAAAAGCAGAAGTGTAGGAACTAAAACTGATATAGTTATGGCTAGTTGGTTCCCTATGAAAACTATTCGTAGAATGCAGAAGGAAAGACTTGCTACAATGGGACTAGAATACGAACCTAGTTTTGGAGGATATGAGCTAAGTACAATGGACTTAGATAATTGGAGATAATGAAAAACGCAGAACAAGTATATAACAGGGTATATGAACTAAGACAGCAACACGCAGATTTTGCAGCTGATAAAGACAACATCAGAGATATTATGAATGGTGGTGCTGATGGCTTAAAAGCATTGTTAGGTAAATCAATGCGTGATATGGATTATCAACAAATACCAGCACCTAACTTATTGCAATCCGGATTAGATAGACTTGCACAAAAACTTGGTAGAGCACCGGACTTAAAAGTAGATGTTTACAATGACAAAGATAGCGAGAGAGCATCTAAACGTGCAGAAAAACTAGAACGAATAGTTCACGCTTATGATGAAATACAAAACTTAGATTTACAATTACCACAAGTAGGTAGATGGTTACCTGGTTATGGTTTTGCAGTATGGGTATTAAAAGAGAAAAAGGATGCTAATGGTATTCCTTATCCATACGCAGAAATAAAAGACCCATATCTTTGTTACCCTGGATACTTTGGTGATGGACAACAACCTAATGAATTAGCAATAGTTCAAAGAGTTCCACATAAATCACTTGCAGAAATGTATCCTAACCACGCCAATATGATTTTAGATGATGTGCCTAATGAAAATCAAACATTAGCGTATATGTCATCATACGATAAAGGATGGGCCAACCAAAGTGGTTCCGGTATGGTAGTTGCAGAATACTACGATAAAGATGGAACATACATCTTACTACCGGAAAAAATGGAGATAATAGATTTTATACCTAATCCTTTAAAGTCGGGACCAAGATTTGTCGTAGCCAAAAGGTTTGCATTTGACCAAATGCAAGGTCAGTTCCATCACACGATAGGACTGATGGCCAATATGGCTAAGATAAATGTTCTATCTGTCATTGCAATGGAGGATGCTGTGTTTACAGAAACCAACATCATCGGTGAGATAGAAAGTGGGCAGTATAAGAAAGGAAGATTAGCAGTTAATTACTTAACTCCTGGTTCGCAAGTAAGCAAGCCTACGAATAATCTACCCTATCAGCTGTTCCAACAGATAGATAGACTAGAACGACATTTACGATTAGGTGCTGCATATCCAGTTAGTGATGATGGTCAATCACCAAATGCATTTGTTACTGGTAGAGGACTAGAAGAACTAGGACAATCAGCATCGTTGCATATCAGAGAATATCAAACAATACTAAAGAATGCTTTAGAACAAATTGATATTAAGAGATTAGAGTGGGATGAAGCAATGTATCCTAATATGAGAAAACCTATTGCTGGTTATCGTAAAGGAACTGCATTCAAAGAAACATATACACCAGCTAATGATATTGCAGAGATGTATAAGACTAGAAGAATTTATGGTGTTATGGCCGGATTTGATGAACCACAAAAAATTATTACTGGTTTGCAGTTAAAGCAACAAGGCATTATTGATACTCAAACATTACAAGAGAATATGGATGGCTTAGATAACATTACACAGATACAACAAAGAATTAATAGCGAGAGAGCAGAAAATGTTTTGTTTGAAAGTCTTATGGCCCAAGCAGCACAAGGTAATCCTAAAGCTACTATGGCTGCAATAGAAATAAAGAAAAACCCTCAAAACATAAATAAAATTTTAGAGAAGTTCTATACTGCAGAAGGTGATGAAATGTCACCGGAAGAGGAAGCTCTTGCAGCTGGACCGCAACAACAACCGCAAGGACCTCCTCCAGGATTACAACAAGTGTTAGCACAAGTTGCTGCACAAGGAGGTGGACCAGGTGCCTAAAGATTTTGACCCAATGGCTGAAACAGATAAACAGTTTTATGATATTGTAAATAATCAACCAGGAGAGTGGATTAAAACAATAGAACAAAATCCAACAAATTTTGAATTTACTCCACATTATGTGGAATATCATATGCCTGGACCAATACCAGGAGTATTTATTCGTGTAAATATGAATTTAGAATTACCGGAGGAGATGATAGCCGTAAATGAATTTATGACAAACCTTAGTAAGTTTTTATTAGATGAGGATGAAAAATATGGTTCGTAAAACAGCAGGCAAGAAAATGGCTGACCAAGCTACAGATTTAAAAGCAGACCCAGGATATGCAGACTTGTATGTTCCAAGGAAGAGTGGCGACCCAACAGGACAAAGTAAATTAATTAACGAAGGACTAGCACCAGGACTTAGTGCAGAAACTACTGGACCCGAAGCAGACCAAGTAAACACACAGATAAGACAACCAGCATCACCTATATCAATAGGTGCACCTACTAAGTTTCAAAATGTTCCTATAACTAATAACCTAAGAACAGCAGGTGCGAACATTCCAGGAAAACCAACTTTAGATGTAGAAGCATATTGGGCAGGATTAATGGAAGATTTTCGTGACCCAATAATTGCTGAATATTTAACTAACGATACTTTTGTAGCACCAAGAGTAGAAAAAGTGAGCCCAATACAAGCTGATACAGAAACAACCTAATGCGTGGTTCATCGTTTTTTTCTGCTTCACACATAAGCGAGGCTATAGCTAGAGAAACTTTAAACAGAGTTAATTCTTACAAGCAAGGTCAAAAAATAGCTAAAACTCCTAAAGGCCAGGAGATGATTAGAAACTTTACTGAAATGGGTAAAACTTATCCAAATGTTCCATTTAAGATGACTGCATATCAAGCAATGAGCGGTACACAAGATGATGATGCAGTAGCGTTTGCAACTGCTATGAGAACTGCAGAGATATTATCAGAACAGTACAACATAGAACCGATTACAAAAGTAGGCCCATTGAAAAGAGCATTTCAAGTAGGTATGTTAGGTCTTGACAGTATGTTTCAACCAGTATCAAGAGGTTTTAAATCAGCTGTAGTTGCTGCACAAGCAGAAGGTAAATCAGTTCCAGGCACAGTTGCACTTGCAACACTAGCTGGAATACCGGAAATATTTGTTGGTGATAAAGGTGAAGGTGGAGGTGCAGTCACACAAGGCGTTTTAAATGCATTGCTTGGTGATGGTGTTGGTGATAAATACAGACAAGCTAGAGATGCTTATGGACCAACAGAATTAACTAGATACATACAAGAAAAAAGGAAAGGTAATCCTATAAACCTAGGTGATGGCTTTATGCCTAACTCTGTTGATTTAACTAAAACACAAGAGTATCTCAATGCTATCCGTGCTGGTGAAAGCCAACAAGTAGCATATAACAAAGCTAAAGCTATTTATGGTAGAGATATTACGAATGCTTTTGATGCAGCAGAAGATAGGTTTAAATACACAACAAAGCGTGGAGAAAAAATAAATATATCTCCAGGAAGAGTTATTGCATCTACAATGACTAATCCAGGAAGCACAGGATACAGTGTTATATCCGGACTTATTGATGGTGTATTTAGAGTAGCCGCTGACCCTATGAACTTAGCACTTATGTATGGTGCTGGAACTAAAACTGCAATGAGAACAATGTTAGATGCTAACAAAGCTGCAACAAGACTTGGAACTCCTGCTTATAAGAATGCACAGTTTTGGAAAGGTTTCTTACCAGGTAAAACAGGTAAAGAAAACAGAGCATTGTTTTATGGTAAAACAGCAGATGAAGTATTAACTACTGAATGGGGTATGAAATTTACAAGAGCGTTAGCTGATTTATCCGGAGATGAAGGACTAGCTTTTTTACGAGATATAAAAGAGTTTGATAGATTACCGGTATCAGTGTTGCAAGTTCTTAATGAAGTAGATGACCCATTGCAGATTAAACAAATACTAGAAACAGTATCTAAAGCAGGAAGATTAACAGACCAAAACTATGATGATATGTTTAACATCATAAAAGAATATTTACCGGCTAATAAAAAAATAGAACTAGATAATGTTAGACAACTGACCGAAAGCAATAAGAACTTAGGGTTAAAAGTATTGCCTTATAAACCTACTGCTTATGGTGAGTTTTTTAATTATATGAACAAAGTAATTACAGGTGCAACTACAGAAGTAGCACCATTTAGAAAATTACTTGCATTAGGTACGGATAATCCAGTAAGAGGATTACTAGGTGCATCACAACAATTAAAGTTAGGATTACCTAAACATATGCAGAGAGCATTAGCACTTAGACCGGAAACAATGGTAATGGTTACAGAACTAGATAACAGTGTTAAGAATATAGACAATATGCTTAAAGCTGCATTTGTAGACCCAAAGACAAGAGGTGCATATATTCGTGAAGGACTACAAGCTAGTAGCCAAACACAATTAGATGACTTAGTAAATAGAGCCAATATGGATATTGCTGGAAGTATTATAGATAAAAACCCTAACTTAAAGTTTGATGTAGAAGAGATAGTAAAACAACAAGAAAATTTTTCTGCACAAATGGAAGAGTTAAGAAGTTTTTTTAGTGGTACAGCTGGTTCTCTTGCTTTTAACGGAACTAAAATTAAAAAACGATATAAAACATTAATAAAGGATATAGAAGAATATTACAAAAGAGCAGGTATAAAAGATTTTAATAAATCAGATTTAGAACGATACATTTATGAAGCAGTTCCTACTATGCATTTATTGTCACAAGCAACTGGTTCATTTTCTTTACTTATGGACCCACAAGATTTACTGCGTGCATCTAAAGCACATCAACAACTTATAGGACCGGAGGAAAGTTTACTTCGTGCCTGGGGTAAAAATGTAGGACTTATAAAAGATAAAGACTGGGTAAAACAATTTAAAATTCCTAGAAGAGCATATGAAGGACAAACATCATTAAAACCACAAGGATATGTAGATAAGTTTTTTAATGATGCACAAAACAATTTTTTAAAACCTTTATGGATGATTAGGTTAGCATTGTTACTTCGTGTAGTTCCGGAAGAGGGATTAAGAAATGCATACGCTAACAATGTCAATCCATTTACAAAGTTCTTAACTAGATTATCTTTGACCTCAAATAAATATTATGAGTTTTTTAATATTGATAGAGCAGAGAGTGTAGCAAGAATATGGAACAATGTCGGTGAGTTAGTTATGAGTACACAAATGAAACCGGATGATATAGATTTTATGTTAAGAATGTTAGATGAAACAGATGTAAAAGCATTAAATTCTATGGGATATGAACAAGCACAAAAACTTATGAAGCATTACTTGTTGGAAACTAATTACAGTGGAGAAGTAAGCGAGTATATGGTTAATGCAGCAGTTAATAACTTTGATGTTAGAAATGTAAAGTTTGCAGAACTTACAGAGAAAACATTTAATGCTAAAAAGAAAACTATTAAAGCAGAGGCCAAAGGTGCAATACAAGGATACGATGGTAATACTTATGGTTCTATGGGAGAAGCAATACTTGAAACTGGTGGTTTTTCAGTAGATTTGTCTAAACAAGGATTTATAGACTTAGGATACAGAGGACCAGCAGAAGGTGATGTATTTGTATCAGCATATAAAAACAAAGAAATGCAGATAGGAAATATTGGTGATATAGAAAAAGAAGCAGCTAAGTATGGTGTAACAACAGCAGAATATTTAGATACACAAATAGACAATTTATTTTTTGATGATGACACAGTTGCATTGTTAAGTAAAGATAGACACGCAATGGGAGTTTATACAGACAATGATGGAAACATTATGTTAGATGTAGCTGTAGGACTAAGTGGTGACAATGCAGTCACTAATGCCGCAATGATAGGTATGAACGCATTCCAGGAAAGTATCTATGTAGCTAATAGACAATTAGCAATAGATGCAGGATTTGGTAAAGCATTGGGTAATGGAGATAATGCTAACTTAATAATCTTGCATTATGTAGAAGAAGGTAAAGGTGCTAAATCAATTAACTACGATAGTGTTATTAATAAACCAGCACTAGAAGCATTATTCAAATCTAACTTTGATGCATTGAAGATAACAGTAGATGAAGTAAAAGGTGCCGCACAAGGATTACCAGGTGGTAGTTTAATGAACAATACACCGGAGTATATGTCATCTATGGGAGAACAAGCAGTTACAGCAGCATTTAAAACAGGCCGTAAAGATTTAATTGAAAATATGTTTATACAAATAGATAAGTATTTAGGTGATGGAAGAATAAATCCTAGATACTGGGAAGCATTATGGAATGAAATAGAAGTATTAGCTATTGACCCTGTTGCAGTAAGAGTAGCCAATATGGGAGTAGATGAAACATTTACATACTTTAGAAATCAAGGTAGTGAAATCATAGAAGATTTAGTTGCTAGAAGTTTTAACGCAGAAGATAAAATATATGCACTTAAAAATGCTGCTGGTGATAAAGCATTAAAAGAATACTTAGAGAGTGTTCAATATAGAATAGCAAGACTTATAGGTGCAGACCATCAGATACTAGACCCAGTAACAGGAATACCATTATCTGCTGAAGCAGCTAGAAAAGTAGGATTTAAAGATGGATATAAAATATATCCTAAATTTACAAGCGACTTAAATTCAGTTAAGAGTTCACAAATATTAGAAATGATTAAAACTGGTGGTGTTCTTAATAGAAAAGACTGGGTTAAATGGAAACAACATAACCAGTTGCTTAAAGGTAATTCATCTAGAACAGGTGGTAAAAGTATTAAAGGACAAGCTAACCAAGCATTTTACAAAGAGTTAATTGAAGTATTAACACCGGAAGTTGATAAAGCAGGAATGGGACCAACTTCATTACCAGCTAAATTTGATGGAACACAAAGAATAAGTGAAAGTGGAACTATGGTAGTTGGAGATAATATAGTAGCAGCAGGATATTTTGATGATGCTAATTACAATCCTGGACTTATGGGAGGATATCAAAAAATTATAGACACTGCATATGATAGTTTATTAGCTAAACCATCTAGCCGTTTAAACAGGGACCCATTGTTTAGGTATGCATTTTATGAAAATGCAATAGAAGCTATGGCCTATATGGATGATGCGACTAGAGCAGAGTTCTTAAAAGGTGCTGAAGCCTGGGTAGATGGTAACAAATTATGGGACCAACTAATAGAAGCAGCTAAACAACCAGCAGTAGAAAATACAATTACTTCTCTTAAACAAGCAGAAGATATATTAAAAGTTAAAGCAATGGAAGAGGTAAAGACAATATTGTATTCTACAAACCAAAGACATATGGCCAGTGATTTGTTTAACAAATATATTCCATTCCCGGAAATATGGGCAGAGGTATTTCAATCCTGGGGTAAATTAATACAAGAAAATCCACAGAAGTTTAACAAAACAAGAATTGCAATAGACAATGGTGAAACTGCTAAACCTTGGGATAGTGAGAATGGTTTCTTAGAAGAGGACCCAAGAACAGGCAAGATGATGTTTAACTATGTAGATGCACTTAACTTATTAACATTTGGTGTCGGTGGTAGGGCATTAAAAGCAGTAGCTAATAGAGCTGCATTTGGTGAAGATTTAGAAGATGAAGGTGTAAGAATGACAATACCTGGATATGCTAGTGGGCTTAACTTAATTGCACAGAATGGTTTCGCACCAGGATTTGGACCATTAGTTACAATTCCAGCCAATATAATTGCTAACGCAATGCCTGTTCCTAAAAACATACAAGACTTTTTCCTAGGTTCATTTGGTAGAGGTAATCCATTTGACCAATGGCCAGCGTGGTTACAAAAATTTATGACAAGTGAAGATACATTTAGTGCAGAACGACAAGCACAATTTGGAACAGCAGTTATGGATACTTACACAGGATATGTATTAGCAGGTAAAGTAGACCAAAAAGACCAAGCAAGTATAGATAAATATATGGAAAAAGCATTTGTACAAGCTAAACAATTATTTATATTTAGAGGAACTACACAATTTACATTGCCTACTGGAATACAACCAAGGATAGAAGTAGAAGATAAAGATGGTACTTGGTGGACAACACAAGTATTAAAATCTAAATACGATGAGTTGTTAATTAAGAATGGTTATGATTACATACAAACAGATATAGACTTTGAAGAAAAATTTGGTATAAATCCAATTCCATTAACACAATCTAAGAACCAAAGTCTTGGTAAAAAACCAGTTAAAGAACATTCATACTTTTGGTGGAATGTAGATGATAGAAAAAAAATATTAGAACCAGGTGCATTACCAAATACTGGTGTGTATATACAACCGGATAGAATAGAAGATGATTTATATTATCCAGCATTCTATGAAATAGAAACTCAAAACTTACAACCACAACAATATGCAGAGTTTATGCAACAGTCACAAGCTATCTTTGAACTAGAAAAAAAGAAGGTAGAAATAAGAAATACTGAACCGGAAAGAAATTGGGATGATGCATACGCAGAAGCCAAGCAACAAATACAAGAAGAGTATGGTATTGCTAATATTTACAACTTTGTAGGCAGGCAACAAAGAGCGAAGATAGAAACTATTATGGCTGAATTAGATGACTGGGATAATTATGAACTTACTAAAAATTCACCGGAGTATCCATTTGTAGTAGAATATGTACAAAGAAGAAATGAAGTTCTTGATGTATTTCTTAATAATGGAAATTACACATACACTAACAGGTATGGACAAACTGAAAATTTAAGAATTAGAGGTTCTTCAAGAACTAGAAAAGTGTTAAGTGGTAACAGTAATGATTACTTAGAAGCACAGGAAATAATGAGATTTATATGGGAGGACATTGTAGCTAAAAGTGAAGGCACAAACTTTAGACAATTAGCTAATGAAGTGTTGTTTTACGAAATAAGCCCAGTGAACCCAACAAATATAAAGGATAGATAATGGCCAACGGAGAAGAAGAGAATAATATATTAGACCTTGAAGAAGGTAGCAGTGGTGACACTGGTATTGAAGTTGCTGAATTTAGTAATTTACCCGAAGGTGTTATAACTATAGAACAAATAATAACTTATTATCTAGCACAAGCTGCATATGAATATAATGTCGCAAAAGTAAATGAAAGAGGCACATCAGTTGATGCTGATACTCAAACTTTTAATATAAATCAAATATTTCAAAACGATGATTTACAAGGTATATTTAGTGATGACACAATAGCTTTATACAATGATGTGACACTAAATCAAAATATAGATAAATTAACAGAGTTCATAATAAAAGCTGATGCAGAAATTAAAAGTGCTGAACCGGTAATTGATAGACCGACTGAAGGTTCTGCTAAAGGTGCAACAACATATACATTTCAAAAACCAGGATTTTTTGGAAGTGGTACACAAACAAATACACAAGACATAATAGATGACATAAATAAAACTCTTGACAGTGTTGATTTTCAAAGTGCTAGAGATAAAGAGAAAAAATTAGAAGAAAGAACTAAAGGCGGAGAAATTATTGCTGACCCAGCTGGTACTTATAGGTCAAGTCATCCAGCGTGGGGATATTCAACTACACAAGGTGGAACAGTATATTCTAAAACTGAAACGGATGAAAATGGAAATCCTGTAGAGTACGATGCACCATTCTATAAAGGTGCAGAGTATAGAAACTTTATTGATATGGACCCAAGTGATATATTTATATTAAAACAACGAATGGTAAGAGCAGGACACGATGCAGGACCACCAGCTGAGTTTGGCCAGTGGACAGATAAAGATGCTACTTTTATGGCCCAAATATTTATTAAAGCAACTGATAGTGGAAACTGGGAAAAAGATATGAATGCGAATATTCCTATGTATGAAACTACTCTTACAGAACAAGAACAAATATATACAGAAACACAAAACTTTACGGATATGTACCAAGATATGTTAAATCTTGAACAACAAACTAAAGCTAATCCTACACAAATTAAAGAACTTATGGACCAAGTAGGTGCGTTATTAGGAATTAATTTTACTGATGCTGATTATGTAGAATTTGCACAAGATGTAAATGCTGGATTAGCACAATCTGCAGCATCACAAAGAGCATACGAAGAGAGTTTAATAACAGACAAAGATATTATTTTAGGAAGTACAGTTGGTATAGCAGGACAACAACCAGGAGAAGGATATGTTAAACATCCATTACCTGGTAGTGCATTGCCTCTAATAATTCCAGGATACGAAGTATTAATGCAAGGTAAAGGTGAGATACCACAACCATTAAATGCATTAGATGCTATTGAACAGCATTTATTAGCTAATCCTAAAATACAAGGAGAAGTAGCATCTGTTGAAGAACTACAAAAAATACAATATGGTACTAACTTTTTTGAAGCATCTATGAACCAAATAGGAATGGAAGATAAATAATGGAAGAAAATAATACAGAAACATCAGTGGACCCAATGCCTACTCCAAACACTAAGTTTCCTAGAAGGCCGGAACCACAAGCTAAAAACTCATTGTTTAAACAACCAGCTAAAAGCTATTATTCATTGCTTAAATTTATGTCATCGGTAAAGGATAGCCCTTATGATTTAAAAACTATAGTTAATAGACTTGCACAAGGTGGAGGTGGACCTACAAAAGAAGCTCTAGCTAGAGCAGGTATGTTAGAGAGCGAACCACCTAATACACAGTTTCCACAAAATGAAGAAGCTCAATCATTATTAGAGATGGTTAAAAGAATACAAGGTGAATAGCAATGTCAGTTAAAATGAAAACTATTGAAGAAATAGCTGAAGAACTTAGACAGATGAAGGAACAATCTAAAAAATCTGAAGAGGAATAATGTCAGTTGAACTAGGTATTAGAGAAGTTCAAATGATAACTGATGCTATTAAATCAGTTATTAATGATGCTATAAAGTTCGGTAATCCCGAAAATTTTAAAACAGTTGATGGCTTTTATATGAAAAACGCAGAGGACTGGCGTATGAGTATTATCTCTAATCTTATACAAGGAACTCCAGGAGATGCATACACAACACACACAAGTGTATTGTTTAATCACACTAACAAAATAGATAGCAATATGGGAAAAATAAGACTGGAAACTCTTATTGACTATGCATTAGAAAATTATAAAGCATTTGAAGAAACAGAAACTTTAGGTGATTTGACACTACCGGATTTTTTATGGACTGGATACGATGAAACAAGTGAAGCTGTCTACGATATTGCAATGGAATTATCTAATGATTTTGGTTTAGAGATACCTTCAGTTAGTGATGATGGCTGGGATATAAAAACAATATTGACAGAAACCAGTGAAGCATTAATGGATAGTGACATAAAAGTTGAGGACTTATCAAACAGTCTTGAATTAAAAGTAAGAGTTTTAGATGATATACGAGCTAATGAGCTATATCAAATGTATGCTACATTCCCATCTACTGAAGGTGTAAGGCCATTTACGATACAGCTTATAGAGTTGCACGACCAAATAGATAATTTAGATGATGACATAGCAGAAGTATTTAGGGTTGATGTATTAGATGAATTATGGATTACAAGGGACCCTGGAGATTTACTTTATAAAAATGTACCTAATGATGCACAAGTAGTAAAAAATCAAATAAAATATTTCTTTGAAGAAATGACTGATTTACAAGAAAGATATATAAACTTCAAGAACACACCATCAACAATTTTTCAATCAACACACAATTCTGATGTTGAAAGAATGTTTGTCAATATGGGGTCAATAGTGGACCCAATGAGAGATGCATTTGGTGATATGATATTTAGCACTAAAGAACCAGCACAGTTTACTACCAGCTTTAAAGTGTTTGATGGAATAGATACAGATTTACCATTTCAAATTAATAAAACATATATGAATAGGTTCCAGGAAATAGCAGGTAGAAAAGCATACGATGTTACTCTTGACCCAAATTTTGCTAAAGATATAAATGCATCTAAAAACCTAACTGCTGGTGAATTTATTGCTGATTATGTAAGTATGAACATATACGAAAATCGTATTGATGATGATATGCGAGAAAAATTAAACCGCATAAGTATTAATGATGTAAAGGAAGATTTACCATATGACCCACGATATATAACACCCGACCAATTAGTAGAAGATTTAAATAAATCTATAGACACACCTACAAATGTAGTAGATGATATAGATAATGTTATATCTAAATCAGATGGTGTAGAAAATTTAAATAAAGCCAAACAGATTATGAATAAAAACCCTGGTGTATTTAAAAAAGTATTTAGTGTGTTAGAAAAACTAGACATTGGGGACCAGGTAATTACTAAAGCAGTATTACCTGCGTTAGGAAGAATAGGTGTAGCTGGTGCAACTGGACCACTTGCTTTAGCTTATGCAGGATATGAAACTGCATTACTGCTAGGAGATATATCAAATGCTATTTATCAAGCAAGAACAACTGATGAAGGCTTTTGGGATAACTTTGGTGAAGTAAGTGACAAGTATTCTATTAGTTATAAAATAAGTAAACCAGTGTATGATATAATATTTAGTAATCTCACTGAAGAATTAGAACAGGAGGATGAGGGATTTATTCCACAATATACTTATGGAAGATGATAATAAACAAGGATTATTAACTAACCAGTTTGTATTCCAACCAACAGATATTATAGAAATTGATGGTGTTGTATATGCAGTATATCTTGATACTGATGAAGCATTAGGTGACTTCCCTATTCTTGCTAAAATAGATAACCCTAATTTTATTACAGTAGGTGTAGAACCCGAACCATTAGATATAGTTAGTTTTGCTGCTAAGTATAATTATGCATATAGAGGACACGAAGATTTATTAGTTAGTGAGATACTAACAGGAGAAGAAGAAAAAGATTACACAGGTGTATTTAATGTAGTAGAAGCACAGTTTGAAGCTAAAGCACAAAAAGATGGTATGAAGTGGTTATTAGACACAGATGTACAAGTTGCATTTTTAGCTGCTTCTTTAACTGGAACACCAATATCTACTGATGATTTAGAAGATACAGAATGGTATCAAAACTCTACTGAAGGCGAAAGAAACTTTATGATAAAGTATTACACTGACCCGGATGCAGTCGCTAAAGATATAAAAACTAATTTGGCCAGTATTAAAGAAGGAATTATATCCAGGAATATGACAGGGCCAGTAAATGAATTATCTAAAACCATATCAATGATGGTAACAACAGGCCAAATACTACCGGATGAAGTAGATACATATTTAGATTACATTGATGATAGTACATATTTGGATATGTTAGGTGGTAAAGATTTATTACCGGAAGGATTACAAGATTTTGTTGGAAAATTTACTGGTGTTAATACAGGACAATCAACTGCTAAAGGTTTAATTATGGATACATTAGGAGTTGGTGCTTACGAAGCTATGGTAGAAAACAATTCATTTTATAAAATAGCTGCAAGAGTTAGAGCAGGAGATATAGAAGGTGTAAAGAATGAATTACAAATGCAACACGATGTATTATATCCAATGTTTAAAGGTTCAAACTACGCTACCTGGAATGGTTACTATTCTAATAGAGCATCTAAACTTATTAATGGAACTACTGGTGGACAATTAGTAAAGCTAACACAAAGCCAACAAGACAATGTAGATGATTTAATTGTTAAAGCTAATGGAGATTATATGGAATTTGATAAACTAATAAGACAAAAATATATTAATAGCCCAGGTATTAAAAACCAATTCTTAGATGATTTAGCATCAAGAGTACCACAAGCATATTCGGGAGTGTTTAGATAATGCCTACATTTAGGGACCCAAGAACAGGACAAACAAAACAATTTGATACTTCTGCTGAAGCAGCAGGTGAAGGTTATTTTGAACAAGTACCGGACATTCAAATTGACCCCGATTTATTAGAAAAAATTAACAGCGGAACTCTTGACCCAAGCATTGACTTTAATATTGCTGACCCGCTAGATGAAGGTGATAGTGAGGAAAATTTAACACCAGGTATTATGACTTATTCTACATCAGCACAAGATGAATTAGATGCAGCTACAAACGCAGCGTTAGGAATAATACAATCATTATTAAAAGAGTTAGAAGGTTCTAATATTTATACTGGTTCATCTACACAATCAAAATTTGAAGAAGAAACTAAAACATATACACCTACTAAAGAAGATGCTTCGGCATTGTTCCCATATTTTCCGGACAACATTATTCAAAGCATTGTTAATAAATGGACTGAAACAGGAAGTATAGATATAGCACTAGCTACAGTAAGGTCAGGGGATGAATACGCTGCTGCGTTCCCTGGTATAAGAAGAGAAGATGGAACTCTTCGTATGACAGAAGTACAATATTTAGAATTAAAAGATGGTATGAAAGATGCATTAAGAACTTACAATCTTAATCCGGATATATTTGCAGATGAAATTGTTAATGCGATAAGTGGAGATGTAGATGTAACAGAGTTCCAAGCAAGATTAGAGTTTGGTTATGAACAATTAATAAACAACAAAGACCAAGTATTAGAAGTATTTAACGAACAGTATGGTTATGCAATAGATGAAACTTCTTTATTTGCTATGTTTATTAGCCCAACAATATCTACAGCAGTATTAGAAAATCAGATACTTACATCTCAAATACTTGCAGAAGCAGAGATAGCTACAGTAACAGTAGGCCTATCAACAGCAGAAAAATTTGTAGAGGCAGATATATCACAAAGAGATGCAGCTAAAGTATTCGCTAGAACAGAAGAATTATCCGGACTTACAGGTGCAGCCGCAGGTCGTGGCGGTACTATTACTGAAGAACAAATTGCATTAGGTGTAGCCGGATTATCGCCACAAGAATTAGGATTAATTAAACGAGTATCAGCACAAGAAGCTAGTGAAAGTGCAGTACAGACAGGTGCAGCAACAACCCAAGGTGGTCAAGTTGTTGGATTAGTTGAGGATTAACTACTTGTTTAAACAAGTTGTGTTATAATTAATACGACACTCTACTAAGGCCGGGTGGTTAAACTAGACCTAGAACGAAAACTGTCTTGATGCCTACATACAAGACACGATAAATAAATAATATGTAGTAGTTCAGCCGATGACATAAATGCGGCTTGTAAAAATATTATTTATAGAGGAGGACAGCAATGTCACAAAACGAAGAAGCAAGCGTAGAAACCAATACTGGTGAAGATAAAAACTGGAAGGCAATTCGTGAGGAGAATAAAACCCTCAAAGAAGAACTGATAAAGTATCAGACCCAGGAACGAGATGAGTTGTTTAAACAAATAGGTTTAGATAGGTCAAAAGGAATTGGTAAAGCAGCCGACCAAATGTACGAAGGCGATACTTCAGCAGATGCTTTAAAAGCATTTATATCTGAAGAATTTGGTGAAGAAGTATTTGGGCAACAAGACAGTTTTCGTGAAACAGTCAACGCAGGGCAGGAAAGATTAGACAACCTTGCAGCACAAGCACAAGCCGTGTCGGGTTCCCCAGGAATTCGGGACCAAATTGCACAAGCACAAGAAACTGGTAGGGTGCGAGATAGCATAGCTTCTAAAATGAAGGCTCTTAACGAGTTGGACAAAAAGTAGTTTAGGAGAATAAGCCTCCTAAACAAGAAATTTAGGAGATTAAAATGGCCGCAATAGGCTCACCCGACCCGATTTCAGTAAGCGAAATCAATAACTTTACAGGTGAACTATTCAAAGTTGGTGCAAGAAGAACACCTTTACTATCAATGGTTGGTGGTTTAACAGGTGGTAAACTTCTTAACTCTCCAGTTTTCCAAACCCAAAAAGTAGATACACCAGCAGTATCCGGCTACACAGCCGTTGCTGAAGGTGGTAACCCTGCTTACTTTGGTAGAAGCAGAAGTTCATCTATTGACTGTGTGCAAATTTGGAACCAAGGTGTTAAACTCACCTATTCCGCATTAGCATCCACAGGATACTTGAACTCACAAGCTATGGAAACAGGAACAGCAGCTTTTGAAGGTTCAAACCCAATTAATGATGAAATGGCTTTTCAATTAGAAGAGTTACTTTCAAAGATAGCAAGAGAAGTTGAATATGAATTTTTCAATGCTACCTTCAATGATGGAACAGATGGAAACCCAAGAGAGATGCGAGGCATCGCTGAATGGGTAGCCACAGGAAATGGTTCATCAGCATACGCACACGATGATGCCGGTAATGGAACCGGTTCAGCACAAGGTCTTGACTTTGATGCAATCGCAGAAACATTGAAATTAATGTATGATGCCGGTGCACCAATGCAAAATGTAGTGCTCTTCGCAAGACCAGGTTCAATCTTAGACTTGAACCAAAACCTTGTTAAGAGTGGTTCTAACCAAATGGCTATCTTACCAAGAGATAGAAATGTAGCTGGTATCAACATTGATACTATCGTTACACCATTCGGAAATATTGGATTAGCAGTGAACGAGTTCGTTCCTTCTGACCAAGCATTCGTATTGGACCTTGCATATCTTGATGTATGCTTCTTAAACATCCCTGGTAAAGGTGGTGTATTCGTAGAAGATACAGACAATGATGATGCAGCAGCAGTATCAAAGCGTGTTTATATGGAAATTGGTCTTGAAAAAGGACCAGCGGAATATCACGCTGTTATCAATGGCGTAAGCTAAAGATAAAATTTACAAGATTTGGGTGGAACTCCACCTCCACCCACTTCTTGTGTTAAAATATAAAATAAGATTTAGGAGAAAGAATGCCGGTAGCAGGTAAAAGTTTATACAAAACAAAAGCAGTAACAATAGACATAAGCGAAAGCACAACTGTATCTACAGCAGTGGATACTGATGGTTTATTGTTATCAGGAATTATCTTCCCAGCAGCAATGACAGGAACAGCTATTACATTTCAAGTAAGTAATACTAACTCCAACGGAAACTTTAAAGTCTTAACTGAAACTGATGGAACAGATGTGTCTTATACAGTATCAGCAGACAAACAAGTTCGTGTGGACCCTAGTGGATGGGCTGGAGTAGGTGCAATTAAAGTTGTATCCGGTTCCGCAGAAGCAGCTGATAGAGAAATTAAATTAGTATTTCATTCAGCATAAGGTAGAAAATGAGTAGTGATATAAGAGGTCTAGTAGATAGGACATTTAGAGAGTACCTAGATACACCCGATAAAGTTAATAGCTATTCATATTTAACAGGAGGTGTTGCTATTGATGCAACTACTGTTGCTTATGATGGTGACTTGTTAAGTGTTGAAGAAGAAGATGCTTTAGATGCTGGTGCAATTATAGAAATTGGCCAGGAGATTATGTTCTCTACTGCATTAAATACAGTATCAAACGAAATAACAGTCAAGAGAGGACAAAGAGGTACTACTGCAGCAGCACATAGTGCAGGTGATATTATAAAAATAGCACCATCTTATACCAGGAAAGCAGTTTATGATGCTGTTACAGACCAAATAGAAAATTTATATCCTACAATTTACGCAGTTGAAGAACAAACATTAACTTCTGCTACTGGATATGTTGCTTTAACTGGTGGAGATGACAACTTAATTGTTGCACCTTTAAAAGCGGTATCACAATTTACAACACTTGCATCGGGCAATGAAACATCAGTACAGTTTAGGGGTGTATCTGTAGAGTTAATAGATGTACCCACATCTGTAACTGCCTCCGGTAAAGTTGTACAGTTTTTTGGAATAAATACTGGTATAAATGTTCACGTTACATTTAAGAAAAAGTTTGGACAAGTAACAGATGAAGATACAACACTTGCTTCAATAGGATTAGAAAGTGAATATGAACCAATTATTATGGCTGGTGTTGCTGCACAATTAATAGCAGGTAAAGATATATCTACAATGGATGCAAGTTTTATTACAGAACAATTACAAACAGCTAGTGTTCCTATAGGAAGTTCAAACTCTGTAAGAAATTCATTATTACAATACCAACAGTTGCTTATTCAACAAGCACGAAAGGACCTTAGAGCAAGATACCCGGAACCAGTAACAATAAATAGTGTTGTATATCCGAGTGCATAATGCCTAGAGTATCAAGCACTTCCAATTTAAGAAATCCAAAACGATACGGATACGACATACAAATTGATGATATATATTTAAGAACTGCTACATCCCCGGATAGACAAATGACAATACAATCTTCTGATGTACAAGAACAACAGGTTAATGTAAAACAAAATGCTGAAGATTTTACTTCTAACTTAGGTCGTATATATTCAAGAAATAATTTTACAGGAGGACAAGGACTTGATACTGCACATAGAGCAGATGCAAAACCTAATGACCCAAATAGATTTTGGGATAGTAAAGGAGTAGATGTTTTTCACGGAGATGATGAAGTAGCTTATAATATTCATTTATTATTTACAACAGAAACAAAAAGTATTAATTTTTCAAATACAAATAACTATTTAGCAAGAACAACCAATGGTGATTTGTATGTGACAGATAGTACTACAATATATCAATCTACAAATGATGGAGTATCTTGGTCATCAGTTTCACCAGGTTTTACTATAAACTATAATATTACAGGTATTGCATCAGTAGGTGACCACATTTATGCAACAACAGCAAATAGTGTATCTAATTCAGAGTTAATAAAATATGATGGTACTACCTGGACCAAAGAGAATACACACTGGGATAGCAATGGAGGACTTACTGGTGTGTGGTTTCAAAAAGGACAGTTATTTATATCTACAGATGATGGTGTAATAGAGAGAGTTTACGCTGTAAGCCCATTTAATAAAACTTGGTCATCATCTGATTTAGCAGTTGATGATGAAATAATTAAATTTGAAGATAGTCACCACGTTTCACAAGTAATTGATGCCGGTGCTGTAGTGTTAGTAGCAAGTACAAATGGTGATATATATTCTTGTAAAGAAGTAGAAGGTACATTCGGACTTAAAGGGCAAACAAATATTCCGTATGAAGAAATACATTCTATTGCAGCTGCAGAAGGTCAAGTATTTTTTGGTACTAAAGAATTTAGTCGTGATGTAGGTAGGATGTATCGTGCTCAACTATCAGTAGCAGATGATTTGTATGTCTTAACTGGTAGGCAATTAATAAAAGAATGGGTTATTGATGGTATAGACACAACACCAAAACATATGTTCGTATCAAGAGATAGTGTATATTGTGGTATCCAGGAAGATACTAATGAAAGTTATTTATGGAGATATTACTTACCAACTGCAGGTCTAGCTAGAGATTTAGAATTGGGTGAAGGTGGATTTGTTACTGGTATATCTAACGCAGGTGGTAAATTTTTAGCAGTAGTAGCCGGTGCTGATATATATAGAGAAACCTCTACACATATGAGTGAAGGTTATTTAGTGTTATCTGCTGCAGATTTTTTTACTGCAGAAAATAAACAATTTGTTGGTGCAGAAATATCTACTACTAACTTAGCAACTAACACAAGCGTTGAGTTGCAATATTCTACAAAGTTTGAAGATTTAGATACTCCTACTGCTGCTACATACACAAGTGCCTTTGAACAAATATCCGGTACAGGTGATATTGAAAAACAAATAGCAGAAGTATCAAGATATATTATTGGTAAAGTAGTTTTAAAATCAAGTGATGGTATCAATACACCTAAAGTTAAATCAGTACAGTTTCGTGCATTAGCTAGACCGGAACTTGTAGTTGCACAAATACCTATAAATATAAGCGATAGAGTTGAAAGGCCCGGCAGAAAACCTATAACTGTAAAAGGATTAGGAGATGAATTATATTCTGCACTTCGTTCTAAAGAAGGTGACAGTGTTACATTAGAAATATTTCAACCACGAGAAATTATTCGTGGTGTGGTAGAACAAATAAGCTATCCAGTTATATCTAACAATAACTTAGGTAGCGATACTACTTATGCTATCATTACAGTGCGTGGAACTAGACAGCCTACATTGACAGATGTAACTTCTGTACACGTTCCAGGTATTGCAGCATTTGGTATAATGAGATACGGAGGATAATGGCTACAAGTCAAATAGTAAACTTTTATGAAAGCACCTTAGCATCAATACTAACAGGTGCTACTCCTGCTAGTACAACAGTAGTTACAGCACCAACAACAGATGGTACTACTGTAATTAATGCATCAGTTAGTAGCCCTATATATTTAGTTATGGACCCGGATAACTCTGCTAACAGAGAAGTTGTATCTGTAACTGCATCTTCGGGTACTTCTTTTACTGCTATAACAAGAGATTTAGAAGGTAGGCACGCAAGTTTACCAACACACCAAGTAGGTACAATAGTAAGACTTGCTGTATTAGCCGAACATATTAGTGATGCACAAACTTTATCAACAAATGCACAAACAACTGCAAACGCAGCACTTCCTAAATCCGGTGGAACTATGACTGGTACTGTAGATTTTGATGGTAACGAACTTACACAACCTAAACTTGCAGGTTTTGAAGAGAAGGTTTCGGACCTTGGTGCTTTAACTACTGGTACTACAGATTGTGATTTAGAGGCACACAATGTATTTGAAGCAGACATACAAGGAACAGTAACATTAAACTTAACAAATGTTGATAGTTCATTATTAGAAAATGCAACATTTATTCTGAAAAATACTACAGGAACAGCAGCATTATCCTGGGAAATAGATGGCGTATCTAAAACACCTAAGCACGCTAATGGTAATGTTTATGCACAAACTGCATCGGGAATAGATATAGTAGGTGTATTAACATATGAAGGTGATTTATATATAAACGCATTACAGGCCTTTGTTTAAACAATGAGTATGTTACTAATGCTAAAAGAAGGTGGAAGTTTAGGTATTGATACTATTGGTAACTTACCAATAGATGAAGATATAGATTTATTACCTGATGCTAGTGGATTTGATGCAACATTATTATTTACAACATATAGAATTTTTACAGGAACTAATGCTTTACAACAACCTAGTAACAGTGTTCATTGGGTAGAAGCAGTTGGTTTTGCAAATTCCGAAGAACAAGTTATCCTATTAACTGGGCTATAAAATGCCTTTAGGTGCAACAAGATTTGCGTTTAGTGGGAGTGATGAACCATATGATGAAAACCTCGCTTTCCTTGTAACAAGATTTTTTGGTGCTAATATAGGTATAGCTACAGATAATCCGGACAATAGATGTCACTGGGTTATAGTACAAGAGTTTGAGCAACAACAATTATTGCTCACACAATTATAGGAGATAATTAAATGGCGAATGAGTATAAAATACTTGCACAAAGTAACCCTGCTGCTACTACTAATACAGATATTTTAACTGTTGGTGCAGATACGCAGGTAATAGTTTCAACAATAACAGTTGCAAACTTAGAGGGTTCAGCAAATACTTATCGTATTGCAGTTAGAGATGGTGGTGCATCCATAGACAATTCACATTACATTGCTTATGACACTACTATTCCTGCAAACGATACAGTTGCTTTAACTTTGGGTATTACTTTAGGTGCAACAGATGTAATAACTATATATGCTTCAGACACAAACTTAGCTTTTAATGTATATGGCGTAGAGATTACATAGGAGTATAAATGGGAGTTTACAGAGCAACTGCACAAGCAGTTGGTTTGGGTAGAAAATCTAAAAAAAGTTTAGGTTTTGTTACGCAAACACATACATATACATCTAGTTCTTCATTTTCTAAACCACTTGGCTCTAACTATTTTGAAATGTTAGTAGTAGGTGGTGGAGGAGGACCAGGAAATCATCAAGGTGGTGGCGGTGGTGGTGCCGGTTATGTAGATGGTTTTGGATTTCTTAGTGTACAACCTGGTAATAACATTACTGTAACTATTGGTAATGGTGGTAACAACGCAAACAACTCCGGCCAAAGAGGTGGTCAATCTAGTATTGGTAACATTGCTGCAGGTGGCGGTGGTGGTGGCGGTGCTTGTTGTGGTTGGGGTGGACAAGTAGGTAACAACTCTAGTACAGGTTCCGGTTCTACTAAAGTAACTGTAACTTCCGGTGGAGAAAAAGGAACAGGTAATGGTCGTTCCGGTGGTGCCCATAACAATGCACAACACGTTAATCGTGGAGAAATAGGTGGATATTTTAACAGAACTTCTACTGACTATGGTTCTACTTACTATCATTCCGGTGGTGGTGGTGGAGGCTGTCTCTTATACACATCTGACGCTGCCGACGATCTACTCTGTGTAGATCTCGGTGGTCGCCGTAT